CTTACAAGAATTTCTAAGTCTTCACTTTCTGAAGCAAGCTCAGTTATTCTATCAATAGCCTCCGCTATTAACATTGTTCTGTTCTCCATACTGCTGCTCCTGCATCATCTGTTGTTCTTGCATCATTCTCTCTTGTTCAGCTTCTGCTTTTTCCCGCTCTTCTGTGTCTTGATATAAAGATAAGAAATCTGCTGGAATTTGTTGTGGCATTTGAGTACCTTTATCTTGTGCTTTAATAGCTAAATCAGCCCACTCTTTATTAGAATCGTCAGCTGCTTGTAACAATTGACGCTTATTGTCAATCTTCTTATTGTCAGCTTCAGCTTTAATTAAAGTTATATTAGCCTGTTGGCTTTCTAATTCTAATTGAATTGCAGCTTGTTCAGCTTGTTCTTTTAGCTGGTCTTTTTGTTGTTTCTTTTGTTGAGCTTCTTGTTGCGCTTGTTGAAACTCTTGAGTAGCTGGATCATTTAAGAACCTTGTAGGGTCCATACCCATGTTCTTTAATATATCTAATGCAAGATTATAAGAAGACATTGGATTAACATAAGCTTCAGATGTAGGGCTTTGCGCCATTTGAGGTAACAATTGTGTAAGTTGCATTAACTTCTCAGCCAAAGAAGTATTTGAATTTTCTCCAATGTTTGCCTGAATATCTAAATCCATATTGCTTGGCATCGTTTGTAACTCTTGTGGAGTAAGTGATGCATACCCTTTATCTGTCTTGTACATTGTAGGATTCTTAAGGTTGCTTTTCATTTCCCTTAATACGCCACGACATAAATCTTTAATGCCTGTCTCTACAAATCTACGAGCAATATGTTCTACTCTTATCTGTGCAGCATTTTGTGCGCCTGCCATTTTTTGCTCAGAGTTACCAGATACATATAATGTATCGTTTAAACCCATAGCAGTTTTGCTAAGCCCAGTAGATTGTTCTTTCTGAAGCCCTAAGAATTCTAACATTCCACTTGTACCAGCACTCATTGGTTCTGGCTGGAGCTGTTGTACTGCTGCTGCAGGATTTCCATTTGTAGGAATAATCTGCTTTGGTACAGGATTTTGTAATGCTGAAAAGTCCACAACATTAGGATCAGCTAGTGTTCTACCGTAGTTGCCAAAGTACACGTTTTCTACAAATCCTCTAAGGATAGCTGTAGTTGCTTGTGTCTGTGGGCGAGCCATGTCAAGAAGTGACAATCCATAAAACTCATGTGGTATCTCAATAGGATTAAGCACTGCTACTGGAACATAAGCCACATCGTCTTCTTCTAGTATTGTATTACCAGCTTTGATAACATGTTTAAGTTCTGCAATACCATCACCATCTCTGTCAGAACGAATCCAACATTCAATAACAGTGATACTTATATTAGCTTCATCTTCATCATCATCTTTGCTGTCTAGCCAATTAGTAACTCCAGCAGCATCCTTTCTAGAATATGATTCATATGACCATGCAGAATCTCTAACACTTGCTTCTTCACCAATTTCTGAAAAATCTAAATCTAAATCAGACCAAGTTCTTCTTATATCTGAACGAGACATCTCTGAAACAATTCCAACAAAAGTTGCGTCTGTTACACTGGAGGCTGCACGATCAATTAAAAATGACTCGGGAGCTATGTTTCTTAGCTTTACTCCAGACTTGTCAATCTTTCTTCTAAGTCTAACATCAACATATGCATAGTAACTTGTGCCGTCATCATTTACAACTGGTTCGTCACCTATTTGTAAGTCACCAATAATTTCAACATTTATATCTGATAGTATTTGGTCAAGCACACCTTCTTCAATTTGTTCGTATTCTTCTACAACATAATCGTAGTGTTCTTCCCATCCCCAAGTTAGGGCACTATTGCCAAAGACAACTGCTGACTTTATCCACGTGGAAAGTTTCGACCATCCATCAGGATTTGAGTTGAATAGACAATAGTTGACAACATCCGATGCAATCTGTGACGCTTTAACAGCAGCCATTTCGTTGCTATACGGTGTAAATAAAGCCAATTTATTATTGTCTAATAATAGTTTGGTCAATAGTGCGGTATATCCCTCAGCTATCTCGGCTGAGTCTGAGGATACAATTGAGCTAACGCCTTGTGGTTTTAAATCACCTTGGGCTTCTAAGCTCATTTCATATACGGCATTTTCTCTTCGTTTGCTTACTTCTGATGAACCTGTATATCCACCAGTAGCATTACGCATGTGACGATCTATTGACTGAATCAACATGTCGTCATCAATCTTCTCGATTTTCTTTTTCATTCTCACTCTCTCTGGTTAAGTTCCTTTTGTTCTTATTCCCCACAAATGAGGCGGTGTTGCATACACCGAATCTTGTACATATCCTTTTTCTGCATCATCTAATAATTGGTCATAAAATGGTTGTGTTTTTTCAAACAAGAATTTTTCTAAACCTTGTTGAGTCATTGGTCCACCGGGCTTATCCATGTTCCAAGTACTATAATCATAGTTTGCATTTATTAAATCAGGACCAAAATATCCGTTAGGAGGGTCTACTCTTGGAGTATTCAATTCAGTTAATGCTTGAGTTATAAGTTCGTTCTGTTCAAAATATGGGTCCTTATTACTTTTCTGATACTTAGTAATACCAGCATGAACACCTCCAGCATCAACTCTTTCTCCAAACCTAGTTTGACTTGCAGGTATTCCAAGTTCTGAAGTTCCCTTTAATATCTGAGCTATTGCATTAGGATAAGCACCCTTCTCTCTATCTAACATATTAGAATGTATTGCTTCATGTATTCCAACTCTTGCTATATAATCGCTTTCCCAATCTGCATTGGCTTGCATTTCTTGATGTTCTTTTATTTGATTCTCTTTTGCCATCTCTCTTGATATTCTATCCATTTTTTCTTTTTCTGCTACAGCTGCAGCATAATCAGGATTTTTTGGGTCTACTTTAGCTGGATAAAATGGTGCTAAAGGTGGTAATGGTACTTGTTGTCCAACTTGATCTATATTAGCAATATATGTAAATTCATCGCCATCTGGAGCAAGTCCGCCAGTATCTGCATACCAAGAAGGATCAAAATCTTCATGCATATATAACGGCTTCATATGTTCAGAGTTTAATAATTTACCACCACCCTCATAGTATTCAATCTTTGAAAATGGATTATTACTATAATAATTATCTAAATAGTTTTTTACTCGTTTAGGCATATCATATTCTGGCACTGGTACAGGAATTACTTCTTCTTTTTCTTCTGGCACTTGATTATATAATCTATATTGGTCTATTAATGATTGATCCATAATCCCCCTATAACCATTTAGTATCTGGCTGCTCATATAATGTATTCATTTCACCCCAGCTAAATGCTTTATTTGTTAGGGCATGTCCGTGTGTTCTGTAAGCTTCACAAGCAATAGCAAGTGACATAACCATATCGTCATAGTGTCCAGTTGAGGCTTCAGCCTTACCTGACTCTGTAACAATAAAGTTTCTTAGCTCATCTAACAACAAGGCAGATGGAATCATAATGTCTTCATCTTCAATCATTCGTCTAAGATTAGAAATGATTGGTGGTCTAGTTGACATAGTTGTCTTGAAACCTAAATGATTCACATTATCACCAGCAGTATTAGCTGTTTTCTTTTGTTGATATATGTTTGGATAGTTCATACCAAACAGTTGTTGTACTGTGGCTAATCCAATTGAATTACTTTCAGGGACTACTAAAGCGTTGTTATACCATCTGCCAAGATAGAATATCATTTTGCCGTAGCTTACTGGATCAATTCTATTGTTACGATATATAGCACATATCTCTCTTTCTTGATTTAAAACAGTAGCAACTGAGTAATCACCCTTTACGCCTAACGCAACGTCAGCCCCAATAATATATTTCTGGTCTTTGTTTGGAGCAGCCCATACACTTAAGGAACCTTCTTGTGATTCGTCAAAAGCACTAAACGCTTCGTTGTATTCTCGTACAGACTCTGGAGCCATTGGAAGATACTTGTCGAGCGTCTCTTTACTGAAGACTGAAGAACCAGACTGTATGAAAGATTCTTCCGCAGTAAACGGGTATTCTTGTTTAAATGTTGAGCTTGAAGTCTCAGATATTTTAATCCGTCTCCAATAAATTTGTCCTTCATTTAGATTATATTCCTTTTGTATTTTCTTTTCTTCTACTGTTAATTCCAATCCATCTGGAGCTGGCAATGTGTACTCGTCTTGTAAAAACCACGGTACAAATAAAGGTTTAAATATTCCTTCACCTTTCTCAGCTTTATTCCAGAGGTCGTAATAAACACCCTGTGCACCATGTGAGGTGCTATTAATGATAATAATACTTCCCGGTAGCAGTGCGATAGACTGAAACATACCTGCAAGTATTCTTTCACCTTGTAACCAAAACGCAGCCTCATCAGCCAGCAAACAAGTGTTTGTTGTTCCACGTCCCGGGTTGTCTGCACCTGCAGTCCACACCCTGTATTTACTTCCATTCTGAAAGCTCATTTCTCTGACGTTTGATTTGTCGAGTACAGGTTGTATGTCTTTAGGTAGCTCAGCCCAGAATGTTTGCGACATGCTAAAGATACTTTCTGTTGTTGGTTTATCTAACGATATGATTACCGCCCTCGTGTTCCCATAGAACAATGCTCTATGAAATATGTAGGCAGAACTAATAGTAGAAAATCCAGCTTGACGATACTTGGATATAATTAATCTAACATACCCAGTATCTTCCATTTGCTCATTCAGTGCTTTAACAACTAACTTCTGTGCGCTGTTAATCTTTAATGGTATTAATCCTAGTGAGGCATCTTTCGGATATATTTGTAAGCAGTCTTCAAAGAATGCTTCGGGATCATTTTTCCAATGTTCCCACCTCTTCCTCTTTTCAAGTTCAGCAACCAGCTTAGAGGCTTCTTTAGTGTTTGACATACAAACTCCGTTTAGAAATCCCAGATTGTTCTTACATATGCGCCATCTGTTACTTTTGCTTTGCTTAAGTCCCACATACCAGTAGGCTGTCCGTCTTTCATTTTTTGTACAGCTCCAATTAATCTGCCACCGGGATACTTTGACATTATGCCTTGTACCTCTTCAGTTGACATGTTCCACCTGAATGGACCAAATTGAGTGTTGCTATTTAAGTTTGCCATAATTTATCCAAATTTAAGTGGACCACCTTGATTTCCCCAAATATCTGAGAACGGGTCTTGTACATAAAAATCATCCCTCATAGGGTTGTCTTTATATAAATCTTCAGAGTCGTCATAATAAAAGTAATCTTCTGGATTATAATAATTGTCGTTATAATAACCGTGAGGATTTGATTTAGATGCAAACTTATCTGGATGCATTGGTCCTACAAAGTTTGGAAAGTTTGTACGATCTCTAAAATTCCTTGGTGTTAACATAGTTTCAGGTAAGCTTACTGGAGATGCTGTTGATGGTTTTCTCCATAAACTTCCGGGTCCGCCATAATTGTTTCGTCTTGAATGTTCTGTATATACTGACATAATGTCTCCTAATGTTTTTTTGCGTCTAAGGCTTCATCTGTAAGCTCTAAGATTCTTTCTAATAATTCTTCCTCGCTCAAGTCTTCAACTTTATCTTCAGATGCAGTCTTAGCGTCCTGAGTTGGCTCGATGTATTTGTTAGCCTCTGTAATAGCTTTAATAGCCATAGAGTCACCTGCAGCAGTTTTCTGTGCAAACTGTCGTTGTGCTATTTGTGCTAACATCTCACCGGGAGATATACCTGCAACCTCTTCAAAAGCTTCTTTGGTAAGTTTTAATTTATTTTTTGAACCAAGTGGGCGACCATTCGGATTACCAGACTCCCCCGGCTTCCAAGCAAATTTTTTTAAATGACCTGCTGGGTCTTCTTTCTTTGGCATACTACCTCCTTCCAGAGTTAACAGAGTCTTTCCATTTTTGCCAGTCAGACCTATTGTCTACTGGGTAATCCATACCGTGTCGCATAATGTTGTATTCTCTGTTGTTATAATTATCAACATCAGAAGGACTCCAAGAATCATAGCCCTCATTAACCATTCTGTCAAAGCCCGGTATTAAATGTGAAGGTGTGTTATCAATTGTTACTTGTGCATGAGGATTTGCATGTCTTGAAGGGTACTCATCCAATGGCACTGGGACACCGGGATGATGTCTGTATCCATTTCTTGACATTGGACCACCAGTCATTGTTGGCGGAGAACGATCAAAGAAATCACCGACTCTTGCCAAGCCTTCATCTAAATAATCTTCAGCTGCATTGTATTTATCTTTTAAGTATTGCCCGCCTTCTATAGCACCCACAGTTAAATCAGCAGCCTTCTTTTCCAAGCCACCTAAAATTCTATCTGGGATTGTTGCATAATCTACATTTTTTACAGTATCAATACCCTTTCCTATAAGGTCATTTTTTCCAGCTATATACGCACCTGCCCCTATTATGGCTGGAGCCAAAACCCCACCGGGATTTGTCATTTGTACTGGCTTTACATGTCTATATTTTCTAGGATTATATTTAAATTGCCTAAGATAATTATCCTGTGCTAAATCTGCCATACCATCGTTTTCAAAAATATTTGGTTGTAGGACTCCATTTGCATCTTCCATATAACGATAGGTTCCTTTTAATCCTGCCATTTGTATTTCTCCAAAATAAATTATTTCGCATCTTTAAGTACTACTTAATGTTTTACGAAAGTAAAAATAAAAAGTATCCTTAAGTAACCATATAAACAGTAACGAATCTTTCGATTCCGTTGCTTTCCCCTTATGTTTCTAGGGCATTCAACGGAATACGCTAGTGGGCATTTTAGATTCTCAACAATCTGTATGTGTTTATATGATTACTTAAAGATACTATGATGTGTCTATGATGTGTCCATGAGGACTCGAGCCTCTCAGCCAAGATGTATCAATCGAGTGATGCAAAACTTGACTTTACTTTAGCAGGGACATCTATAGTATCCGTCAACCAACCGTGCTTGCCATCACGGGAAATGCCCTGCAACCAACTCAACGGCTATTGGTGATTACCATGTTGAGCCAGAATAAAAAAGTTTTTACCTTTTCCTTTAAGGGGACTCCCGAGAATTAGACCCTTTTAAGGGTGCGATCCACCTATCGCATATGATACAAATATATATAAAGTACCCACCGTAATTGAATAGACCCCCCTAATCCTCATAGAGTCCGCTAAGGTCACCTTGTGACATTCATGTAGATATTCTTGGTTGCTGGCTCAGTGGCTCGCTCCCAATGAATTCAAACGGCAGAATTCAAAGGTCACTCGCCTGTAGGTTGGGTGTTCTTGTAGCTATTGGTTGACTCACATAGATACGGTAAGTTTAACCTCACGTCTTCTGTCTGCCTTACTGAATTTCCCTTCTGGAAATTCATATGGTTATACTTGTATGAACAATTGTGTTCTACAAGAACATATGGTGAATCACTCATCATATTCAATAAGGAGCTTATCATGGATAACAAATCCAAACTCGCTCTTGGTATCCTCAACAGATTCATTTGTGGATTCAATAAGAGTTCAACCTTTTCACCTAAGTCTTACGCCAAAGCTAATAGAGCCTTGAAGGAAGTCTTAGATTCTTCTGATAAATGGG